CAAATAATTACATCTGCTTCTGTTTCATGTACGGCTTCTAAAAATTGTATAAACAACATTTCTCGTTTATTTTGTGTTATAGTGGCATGTCCACCTTCCACAAAAAGATAAAGCCTTCTTATTTCTGGACCTAATGTTGCAGTTTGATATCCTAGTGGAACATCTTGTCGAGTAAACGGCGGACTACCTTCAGGTAAAGAAAACTTTATATTCTCATCAAAATTATGACGCAACACTTCTCTCAAAGAAGTTGTATCATTTTGACGTAAAATTTCAATTTTTCTCTTTTGTGACCTTTCTTTGGACAATTCATCAAATACTTCTGGTACAAGTTTTCTTATCATATTTCTTTCTCCCATCATCAACCCTTGTGGATCTGATATAAATTTGTGAAACTTAGAACTCATTTAAGTGCTCCATTAAATTTTTAAGTCGTTTTTTCATAAAATAATTTAACATTTTACTTCTATCGCCCGATGTTTGTTTTTCAAATTCTTCAATAATATTTTTAGACATTGAATCTGGTATAAACTCAAAATCGATTAGTTGTTCATTTCGTTTATAACCTCTTAACATTCCTTCTGTGCAAAAGTCTCTCAGGTCCTGATCTAACCAACCCGCCAACTTTTTTCTTAAAATAGGCGTTTGTCTTTTTTCTTTAGTAATAAAAACATCATCTGGAGACATAAAATTAGGGATACCATCTACACTATCGCCTAAAAAAATATGTTCCTTTACAAATTTAGCGGGGTTTTCTTGTTTGATATATTTTTTTGTAATGGGTGAATATTGGCTAACATTTGGAAATTTCTGTAATTGAGCAAAATCTTTATCACCAGAAAGTATCAAAATTGGTTCTACTTTTCCGAAATCAGCATTTTCATATGAATGTTTAGAAATAACTGCTATAATATCATCTGCCTCAGCCCTCAATAGTTTCACAACCTTATAAGGCATAAAATTCTCTAATTCTTCGCGCACAATGTTTAAAATATCATATACACTATTCCAATCTATATCAGATTTTTTTTGTGTAATTTTTCTATGTGCTTTATAATTAGGAAAAACATCTTTCCTCCAAGGATTTCGAGAATCGACACATATAACAATTTCACCGAACTTATCATGAAACTTTTGTTTCTGAAGCCGGATACTATTCAAAATCATATGTCGCACCAATTGCTCATCTAATTTATCATATCTAATTTGTTGCATAATATTAGCAATTGCTAATTGAGAATAATCCACAAGTATCATAATACACCTTTTTCTATTTTACCACCCTTAACAAAATGGTTTCATTGTTAAGTCTTCCATTCATTTCTGAATGTTTAGCATTAATTTCATCTAATACTTTTCGTAAAATTATTTTACCACCTTCTAACACTCTCACTAAAACCTCATCTGGTTTGCGTATAGTTTTACACATCGACTTCAACGGCTCATAATTTTTAAGAGTTGATCCTTTAATAGTAAGACCGGCATGATTGTTAGTATGATATACTCCCAATTTGCGAGTTTTTGTATTAAATACCCAGAGTTGTTCCGCCCCAATAATTTCTGAAGGATTGACGGAAGCTATTTTATATTCACTATCTTCTTTTTTATATTTTATGTTAGCAAGTAATTTTTCAACTGATATTGGTTTCTTCTTGCGAGGAATGCGCGTTTTCTTTGCAACATTAGCCCATTTTTCACAATCTGAAATCACCTTTTTATAAAGAGACTGAAGCTTTTTTAGTTGTTTTGGTTTCCAACTTGAATAGGCTTCTTTAATTTCTTCATCCCCTCCCCTTTCTAAAGCAGAATTAATTTCATCAAGGTCTGGCTGAAGTTTTAATATTAATTTACTGGCATGTAATGACTTAACTTCTTTTTTTTGTAACCAAGAATATGTATCAAACTCCTTTTTGAAATTGCTATCTATTACGCAATCTATTTCATATTCAATTTCTCCAACAAACGTTGATACTTGTTTATGAATATGTTCTTGGATATTAGGTTTCTTTTTATTAGCAATTTCTTTTATAGGATTTGTTATTATTTTATTTCTATTGGCTATTGATAATAATCTATCGAGCTCTAGACCTATTTTTTTCTGGATATCAGCCGATAATATACATCCACGGGAAACCATTCTACTTAAAAACCCAAAAGAAGAATGGAACTCAAATTTGTTAATCGTTTTAATGGAATTGATTTCTTTTTTAGGTTTGTTTAAAGAGGAAAGGTGTTCTATAAACCATTGTTTAGATTCATCGGGTCCATGAAAATGATGATACCAATTTAAGGATGTCACAATGTCAATATTAGAAGCAATTTCACTGAGGTCCCAATCTGGCTCACTACCCAAATATTTTTCATCAAGGTTTCTTGGAGACCTTGTTACTATTCCCCTTTTAATTTTACTTGTCTTTTTTATCATTATATCTCAAATCGTAGTTTTCCTATTCTTCTGTAATATCATCATCTAAATAAACATCTACATTAAACGGCATTGTTCTCCGTATTTCATTTTCATTGAAATGAGGATAGACTGTATGAAGCATATCATAAGGAAAAACAACGACTGAACCCTCGACTATTTCAGGAATTAAAGACCTTTTTGCCAAATAAGCAGTAGAAAATGGACACACAAGTTCCAATGCCCCATTTTTAGGAGTATAATCATTTTTTGCTTGTTCAGGTCCCACATTAGTAGGTAATTTCAATATTATCATAACTACTACACCCCACATCCATGGCTTCTTTTCCAATGGAGATTTAAACATATTATAATCACCAGTATGTGTATGTAATGGATTATAATCTCCGGCTTTATAATTATTAACCCAAGCAAGTTGAGTTTTTATTCCTTTGTGTAAAATCTTATTCCACTCCAAATAATGTAATGCTCTTGATTCCACCCATTCTTTAATGGCGGGAGGTAAAAAATTATGTTTTGGATAATTTTCTGTATCTACGCCATCATAATACATAGAAAATGCGTCACCCTCTTTTCCGCCAGATCCCTTTCGACCATAAAGAATAGGAAGAGTATTTTCTAGCAATAATTTTTCATAATGGTTATTAATAGAATCAACCATCTCGGGTAATGACCGATACATTAAAATAGATTGTCCAAAAGTATACCAATTAAAATTATCTTCTATGTTCACTGGATCATTCATTATACTATTTTACTTTATAATTGTTTACTTTTATAATCAGCAATTGCCCCTTTAATTGCATCTTCTGCTAGAACTGAACAATGAATTTTTACTGGTGGTAATGATAATTCTTTCACAATGACTGTATTATCTAGTGCAAATGCTTCATCCAACGTTCTGCCCTTAACCCATTCAGTTGCCAATGAAGAACTTGCAATTGCAGAACCACATCCAAATGTTTTAAATTTTGCATCAACAATTTTATCATTCTCATCTACTTTTATTTGTAGTTTCATTACATCTCCACATTCAGGAGCACCTACAAGTCCAGTTCCAATACTTGGATCGTTTTTATCAAAGCTTCCAATATTTTGAGGGTTTTCAAAATGTTTAATTACTTTTTCCGAATATGCCATTTTATTTCCATCCTAAGTGTTGTTTTCCGTCTGCAGGAATATCCTTTAATGGGGTGAAACTTTCGCCACATCCACAGACATGCTCATGTTTAAGTCTTTTAAATACAAATCCCTGTTCTACTAAATTACCATCTTTATAATCTACTTCTACATCACCAATTATATCATTAAGTATGTATCCATCTACTACCAATTTAACATCATTTTGTGTAAAAACTAAATCTTCTGGTTTAACACTTTCTTCAACATCTAAACTATATTTCCATCCGGAACACCCGCCAGAATTTGCTCCTACTCGTAAATAGGAAGTCTTGAGGTCTTTATTTTCGTCCCCAATCATTTCCTTAAAAACCTTTGCGGCTTTTTCAGAAATTTTAAGTTCACATCCAACTTGGGCTTGCATCATCTTTCTCCTCAGTATGATCGTGCATAAATGATGTCCTACAGCCACACGAGCCTTTTGCTGAAGGATTATTAAATTTTAATCCACGATCATTTAAATTATCTGACCAATCTATTTCTGTATTCTTAATATATAGATGACTTTTCTTGTCTACCAAAATACCTAATCCAAATGATTCAAATTCCAAATCAAATTTTCCTTTTCTACTTTCAAAATCTACTGTATAAGTAAATCCGGAACAACCACCACCTTTAACACCAACTCGTACTACTGTATCATCAGAAACTTTTTCCTCTTTCATTATATTCAATACTTTATTGGCGGCTTTTTCTGTAAATGATATCATGTTTACTCAATAGGTGATATTCTTATATTATACACTATTTTTTGAAACTGTCAACAATTCCTTAACCATCGTATTTAACACCTTGTTGTTCTAGAAGCACTTGTCTATTTTTCATGTGAGCCTCTTCAATTTCCTCTTTACTTCCACCAGAGTATCCTACTGCGTAACCACTCTCACACATCCATTTGTTTAAGTTAGTCCATCCACCAAATTCATGCCCATCTTCATTACAGTTGATCCAAAGTTCTCCTAATACTCTACCGAACTTACCTCTGCTGTCTGACTCTGGACATCTACATTGCATTTCAATATCATCTCTGTCTGATATGACTGCCCAATGTACCCATGATTTGAGAGCTGCCGATGCGAGTTTTCCATAAAACTTTTCTTCCAAATCACGCGTTCGTGATTCGGGGGTATCGATTCCAAGCAGGCGGATTCTATTGCATATCCGTACATCAAAGCCCAAATCAAAAACTGCATCAATAGTATCTCCATCAACAACTTTCTCTATTGCGGTTATGTTGTAAATAAATTCACATGGTTCGTCATTTTTATATTCTGCCATTTTACTCCTTTAATCATTATAGCCAACCTGTAAATTCATTACAGGGAATCCATTGCATTGTTTCTTCTTCTCCTGTCCATCTAGCAGAAACTACTGGATAATTTCCCCAGGCTCTTTCTACCACATCTTCACCTCCACGGCATATCTTTTTTGTGCCATCTTCAAATGTTAGTTCTACTACTTTAACTTTCTCTACTATCATATCATCCATGTCCATGTTGTTCTTCAATTCCATGTTGTTCTAATAAATCATGCATTCGTTTATGTTCTGCACCAGACAAAGCATACATGACTGCAATTCCTGTATACAATCCTATTGCAACACCAAGAATAAATCTTTTTATTGTTCTCTTACTATTGGTATTTTGTTCAGTTGAAAAATTCTTACCTCTTTTAATACCAATCCATATCTTATAACCACCATAAGCAAGTAATACAAAAGAGGGTATTAGAATATACCATTCTGTTCCAAAAGAAAGCGCAGATGCGCCAAATAATAATGCAAGAATTCCACTAATCCAACAAATTGGGCACATATTTAGATATCTCCTTATTTATATTTATCTAATTCATTGTCATAGAGACATTTTCAATTGGGCCATAATTATCTGACCACAAAGCATCACATATTTGATTTACACTATCTTTTTCAATTACAACAAAATCACCCAGTTGATCAATAAAAAGATAATTACCACCTTCATTAAATTTTCTTAACTGATAATCATCAGCTCCAGAAATATGAGTTGACATACTTAACAACTCCTTAAACTTTTTTATTTTACTCATGATTTCTCTTTTAAATGAACTAAAAAATCTATCCATTTATCAATTCTATAATCCCAAGAATAATACGTATCAGCATACCATTTCTGATGTGACAATATTTCTTGTGTTTCATCCTCCCAATAACTATCTAACACATCTTCAAGAACATCAGCAAAAGCTTCAGCGTGTTCCAATTTTCTCTCATCCCATTGATACATGAAAGAATAATCTGTACATGTTTCTGGAAGGGCTCCATAATTGGGAGCAACAATTGCCATCTTAGCACTCATTGCTTCCATTGCAACACGGCAAGATGTTTCTTCCCAAGTAGAAGGATAAGCAAGTATATGAGATTTTTTTAATACGTTCAACATTTCTTTATGAGGAACCGTACCTATATAATTTACATATTCTAATTCTTCACATCTTTCAAACAAAGGTTTATATGGTTCATCATTTTTCTCCCAACCATATAATTTAAAACTAGAATATACATCAAGCACAAAATCATCACGATCCAACATTTCAAGTGCAGTTAATAAAACATCTAAACCACGCTGTGGAGTAGAAAAATAAGCAAGTCTCAATTTGCCTTCATCCTTTGGTTTTTTATGTTCGGGAATTGTATCAATTGCTGTTTTCATTACAATGCTTTTATGATATGGCACTTGCAAATATGCTTTAAACATTTGCATATGCCAATGGCTTGAAAATATGATTTTTTCAAACTTATCTATACCACCAATTTCTTTCAGGTGGTCGTGCATGGGGTCTTGTGGTAAATCATGAACCCAATATAAGGCAGGCTTTTTCCCCTCAAGTTCCTTTTCATATCTGGATATCACCCAATCGAATCCATCTTTTAAATCATCAGGCAATCTACTAAACAATCCAAGGGAGGTTAATTCTGTACCTCCCATTGAATTTTCTGCCACATTTCCTGTTTCATGTTGTGGTATTTTCACACTCATAATATTCCTCAAAAAAATTATTTAACGATAAAATATATGTTCATCAATAGTTGTTGTATTTTTTTTCTTATATGTCCACCTTGGATTATCTATATAATCCGCATGATAATGAGTGGCTCCATCAGTAATATCTAGCATATTATTAGATTTTGATATTGCATAATTAGCCACTTTCTGTGATTCCCTCCAGTACCTTCCTGGTTTAGGAACATCAGACCTACCATCACAATACCAAGAAAATTGGCACCGATCTCTCTTAGGAATCCACTGTCTACTATTATCAGAATAATAACGTGGACCCTGTTCTATTACTTCACATATAGTATTTGGCCATTTACTTGATTTAACTCTATTCATAACAACATTAGCAACTGCCAGCTTACCCGCAGTACTTTGAGTAGCGGCTTCAAAAAATATATTTTTCGCCATGCATTGATTTTGTCTTGAAGTATAATGCCAATTATAATCAAATTTGACCGGCCTCTGAATACTAGTATTATTATATAATGGTTTCATGTTTTGAATTTGACTAGTTGCAGTAATAAATGGAGTTTTCGATAGCGCTATTTTGTGTTTTGCTGTGATATGTATCGAATAGGGTAAGACGGACAAAAATAATATAGTAAGTAATAAAATTTTACTTAGCATATTTCCTCTTCTATAGGTTGTCTGTTTCATTATAAAAAAAAGAGTAATAATACTCACATATAACAGATATTGAGTATTTATCATATTTCTATTCTTATCACACGAAAATTCACTAATAATATGAGAATGCTATACTCTCCCGATATTATGAGGATTTTTAAGCGGTTGACTAATCCCGCCGATTCAGTTAATGGTCAGTGGTCAACTGCGCCGCCCTGAATTCAACACTCTCAATATTGTTTTAAAAATCTAATTTTACCTTCATTTGTAGGATATTCAGAAGTTATACAAGCTGTACAAAGATCCTTTTCTTTTTTATTTACTGCATCTAATAATCCTCTAAAACTTAAATATTTTAAACTATCTGCATTAAAATCTTTGGAATTTGGTGTATTAGCGCCCGCATATAATTCTTTTATTGTAGGAAAATCTATTCCATAAAAACACGGCGATTTAATAGGTGGGCATCCTATTCTTAAATGAACCTCTTTTGCGCCACTCCATTCTTTCAAATTTGTTACCAATGTTCTCATTGTTGTACCACGCACAATAGAATCATCTATGAGAATCACTTTCTTGCCTTGTATTACTTCTTTCAAATGTGTAAATTTCAAAGATATGTTATATTGTCTATTTGTATTATCTATGAATGTTCTACCTACAGAATGATTTTTGAGAAGTCCCTGTACAAACGGCATCCCTGTAACTTGTGCATATTTTGCAGCGGCTACATACGATGATTCGGGCACAGGAACCACGATCCAACCATTCTCTTCCAATTTCAATGTCTCTTCTTTTGCTAACTCTTCTCCAATTCTTTCTCGTACATGGTATGTTGATTCTCCATCTATCACAGATGCAAGATGCCCAAAATATATCCACTCAAAAAAACAATAACTGGTTGGTATTGATGGTGTATATGGTACAATAGATACCTTATCTTCATCAATAATAATCATCTCACCTGGTTTTAGGTCTTGTGCTTCAATTTGTAAATTTGAAAGAACTACACTTTCTGATGCAAACACTAATACATCATCTTTAGAAATTCCCCAACACATAGGCCTCAATCCTAATGGATCTCTGACTGCAACCATCTTACCATCTGCATTTAAAAATGCTATGTTCCACGATCCATCAAAATCTGTCAATAAATTTTTAAATATTTCCTTAAAGTTTAAATCTTCCCATGGCTTATGTGATTGCACCTCTCTACTTAAAAAGTGCATGATCACCTCAGTATCAGAATCATAGGTCATATTATAACCCACTTCTTCCAAACCAGCTTTCAACTGTTCATAATTTGCGAGATTACCATTAAATGCAAGAGAGAACCATTTAGATTTTCTTCCATGTGGTCGTTCAAATGGTTGCGCTAATTGGTCTTCATTATCTCCACTAGTTGCATAACGTGTATGTCCTATTGCTGCATGACCACTATAATCTTCTAAAAGTCTTTTACTTTTATAACGATGGTTTATCTCAAATACCTCATGTACTTTGCCATTCTTTTTATGTGTTTGTAGGATTCTTTTGCGTTCTGAATTATATGATGTAATCCCAGCACTAAGTTGTCCACGGTGCTGTAAATCGAGTAATCCTCTCACAATAAGTGGATATACATTTTTTGTTTTATCTTTTAATGAGTATGCCCCAATAATTCCACACATTTGTTAAATCTTTATCAGTTTCTTTATTGTTTTTGGATATACATAGTGTTCAACTTTATGTATTTTTTCTGTTACTTCTTCTAGGGTATCACCTTCAAATTTTTGAATTGCTTGTTGAGCAATAATAGTACCCACATCAACTTCTGGAATAACCCAATGAATTGTTACTCCAAATACTTTGCATCCATATTCCCATGCATCTTTAATTGCGTGACATCCTCCACCGAATGCGGGAAGAAGGGAAGGATGAATATTGATTATTTTATTTTCCCATTTTTCACAAAACTTTGGCGATAAAATTAACATAAAACCCGCTAACACAATTAAGTCTGTGTCATTAGAAATATGTTCATCTAATCTACACCCAAACCACCCAAAACCATATTTTCGATCTCCATATTTTTGAGGAATAACAACAACAGGAACACCAGACTTTATTGCTCGTTTTATTACTCCAGCCTTTGGATTATTTGTAATTACACGTTCTATTTCAATTCCACTATCAACAATTGCACTAAAATTAGAACCCTCACCTGATGCCAATACAACTATCTTTTTCATAATGCTCTGCGCCCTATATCCTTTCTATAAAAACTACCATTCCAACTTATTTTTTCTACCAGTTCATATGCTCTATCTCTTGCTTCCTGTAATGTTTTTCCTTTTGCTGTTACATTTAATACTCGTCCACCATCTGTGACATAATGATCATCTTTCCATTTGACACCCGCGAGAAATACTTTAGTATCTGGAGCAGAAAAATGTGTTTTGTTTTTCCAATCAATAACATGTCCTTTTTCATATTCGCCCGGATATCCCTCAGAACACATAACAACCGTCATTGCAGATTCATCATAAAATTCAGGATCAGGTAGTGTATCTAATGTCTCAGAGGCAACTGCTTCCAAATATGGAAGTAAATCACTTTTCATTAGCATCATTAGCACTTGACATTCTGGATCACCAAAGCGAACATTATACTCTATTACATATGGGTTTCCATAGTTAATCATTAATCCAATATATAATACACCCTTATATGGAATACCTTCTTCTCGCATTCCATTAATAGTTGGAATAACAATGTCTTTTTCTATTCTTTCTTTTAATTTGTCTATTATTAATGGCGCTGGGGCATATGCACCCATACCACCCGTATTAGGTCCCGTATCACCATCACCCACACGTTTATAATCTTGGCAATAAGGAAGTATTTTATAATTTTTACCATCTGTTAATACAAAACAACTCGCTTCTTGTCCTTTAATAAAATCTTCAATTAATATTTTATTGGATGAAGATTTAAATTTATTTGAGTCATAAATTAATGCCGCTTCTTTTGCGTCATTTTCTGTATCACAAATTGTGACACCTTTTCCTCCACACAACCCATCCTCTTTAATAACAATTGTACACCATCCCCCATGTTTTTTTGTTATTGCTTCTGTTATTTCTTCACGTGAATGTGTTGTCCATTTTGCAGTAGGAATATCATGGCGTTGCATAAATTGCTTAGCCCACAATTTACTTGTTTCTAATCTTCCCGCCAACTTCGAAGGTCCGAACACCGGTATATTTTTAGATTCTAATTCGTCAGTAAGTCCTTCTGCAATAGGTACTTCAGGACCTATAACTGTCAAGTAATCCTGGGCACTATACGTGGAGACATACATAATTTCTACACCCTCTTGTCGTAATTTCCAACGAAGTGAATCTTCTCGCCCCCCATTTCCAATTACTGTTACTTTATTTTTCATAAATTTTATTCTGTTGACTATTCACCATAACAAAAGTTGCACATTTTGGTATATCTTTTATTCTTCGTGCTCCAATCATTGCACATGCACTTCTAAGTCCACCTAAAATATTTTTTATTGTATTTCTAACTGGTCCTTTAGACTCTATTATAATTTGTTTACCTTCTGTGCTTGAATAACCATCCTTTCGTGATCCATGCACTTCTTTTGCACGGTCTGAACTCATTCCGTAAAATTCATATCTACCATCGATTAATTCCGTTTCACATTCCTCATGAAATGCTAACATGCCGCCTAACATAACAAAATCTGCTCCAGCGCCAAATGCTTTTGTTACATCTCCTGGTACTGTACATCCACCATCAGCAATTACATGCCCACCTAATCCATGTGCGGCATCAGCACATTCCATTATACCACTTACTTGTGGCATACCAACTCCAGTTTGTTCTCGCGTTGTACATACACTACCAGGACCTATGCCACATTTGACTATATCTGCTCCCGATATACATAACTGCTCTGTCATTTCTGCTGTAATAACATTACCTGCAATGATGATTTTATCTGGAAAATCATCCCGCACATGTTTAACAAAATCCGCAAAATTTTGTTGATATCCATTTGCTACATCAATACAAATAAACTTAACTTCTGGCCATTGAGTTAATACTGCTTTTGCAGTTGCATAATCTTTCGCATCAGTTTCCCAAATAGCATTAGTGCCAGTACTAACTACTACATTATTTAAACGTAATCCTTTATCTACTGCTTCTTTCCAATTATCAAATGTATAATGCTTTCTAATTGTAGTAAGCATATTAAATTCTTGCAATATCATTGCCATTGAAAAAGTACCTACACCATCCATATTAGATGACATAATAGGAGTACCTGCCCATGTTTGAGCAGATTCGTCCCAATGCCTAAATATAAACTCTCTTTCTAAATTTACACTGCGCCTACTAGATATAGTAGATCGTTTTGGCTCTAACAACACATCGTTAAAATCTAGTTTTATATCTGGTTTTATTCTCATTAGAACAGCGACTCCTCGTCTTCTATTTTTCTTCCTTCTAATTCTATGCGATGTGAATTATCACAAAATGGTTGGTTTTGTGATCGCCCACATCTACAAAATGATCTTTTTCCATTAATAACTTCTTCAGTTCCGTCTTTATGAATTAATGTAAATTCGCCAATGACTTTAAGTGAATTACTTACTTTAACTTCTATCATTATGCTCCATAAGGTGTATCAATAACTATCATGTCTAATATACGTTTTGCGTATAGCGCCGCATTAATTGCGCCATGCTTGCCTACTGACATACATGCAACAGGTACACCTTTAGGCATTTGTACTATACTTAACAAACTATCAATGCCCATTAAATCACTTTTCATAGGTACCCCAATAACAGGTAACTTTGTTTGTGATGCAACTACTCCAGGTAAAGCGGCTGACATTCCTGCGGCTGCAATTATAATTTTATATCCAAGTTCTTCCCACTTTTTTATATGTTCCGTTACTTTTTCAGGTGCTCTGTGTGCGGATGCAACTACCATGTCATGATGAATATTAAATTCTTCTAACTTTTCAGAACAATTTAACATCACTTCCCAATCACTTTCACTTCCTAACAATATTCCTATCATACTATTTCTCCTAAATGTATCGAATCTACAGGTAATTTTTCAACCTCTTCTGGTGATAATACTATAACCATTCCTATACCACAATTAAATGTATTGCGCATTTTTTCTTTTGACATATTTGTTCTAGATTGAATCCATTCAAAATGATGAGGATGAGAATAATATCCATTTGATTGTTTGTACTCAACCTTTAAATTGTCTGGAAGAATTCTGTCTACATTTTTGAAACCTCCACCTGTAATATGAGCTAGAGCTT